CTGACCAGTTTCCTTGTCTTTATACTGGATTTTATTGTTAGATAAGCCAGACCTCAAATCAGATACTGCCCCGTTAATGGTGCTTTTTTCCGCGTTATATACCGCTAATTGTTCCCTAATATTATCTCGTTTAGTTTCAATTAAAGCAATTTGAGAATCTATACTTCCTGCTTTAGCTGCTGTTTCTTGATAGGCAGCTGAAAGGAAACCATAAATACCCATACTAGTAATTAATACTAGAACAAAAGCAGCTATTGTTAAATAGTATTTTAATAATTTAGGGATTGATTTACGATACTGGTAGAGTAGGGATGCAATGACTAATTTAGCTACTTCTAATGAAGTAGCCATAATTATTACAGCTAAAGTAGCCCCAGCAAAAAGTTTGCTAAGGCCGCTAACTGAATAGAAAGCGGCAGAAGCAGAAACTGACAGGGCGGAGAACGCTATAATAAAAGGAAGTATCCTTTCTTGTATTTTTTTCCACATGGGAGTTTACTTTCTGAAACCCTTATGGTTATCTATGCGATCTAATAATTTATTTAATTCTTCAGCTTTTATAAATCCAGCCATAGATGCATTTTTAAGGGCACTGATTATTTGTAATATAATGAACGGTATGATAACTGCTTCGCTAAGCCAAGCTGTTCCTTTAAAACCTTTTTCTACCATTAATATTACTGTTAAAAGTACAACCCAACTTATAGTTCGTTGTAATACACGAACTGCTTTTCTTGTTTGAAAACCTTCACGTTTAATTCCAGCTACTATACCAAAAAAACCGTCTATAAAGACAACAGCTATTAAACCAAGATATTGCTCTGCATTACTCATGGTAAGCTCCATAAAATAAGAGCACAAAAAAGATAGTGTCAAAATAGGGACGGTTAAAAAAGTTATGGTGGAGGTTTTCATATTGACCAATTTTCGTAATAGGTCTTTCCTTTAGAATTTCTTTTAGCTGCTAAAATTTGACCCCTTTGTTCTCCATCACTATTATATGAAACATGAACCCAATCAGGTCTTTCGTTAGTTCCAAATTCCCAGATTAATTGGTCAAATGGTAAATTTTCTCTAATATAATGAAATATTTCTTCATTTTCTGGGCCATTTCGATAATCCATATCAATATCAATAGCTTCACCTTTTGAATGTTGTGAAGTTTTAGAACCTCCAATAGCTTCATTTAAAGCTTGACTTCTATACCCTGAGGAGATAAAGAGAGGTTTAGCAAAGTGTTCTCTAATTGGCTGAAAAATATTTTCAGCTAATAATTTAGCTGATTCTAGATGAGCTCCTTTTGGAGTATTATCTAAACCTCTACGTTTTGCTGTTGAGGATCTAGTAAATTCACCTAAGGATAAATTTTTAGATAGTTTCATAAATTTATTAATTACAATTACAGCATAAGCAAGCACAAGTAGCTTGGCAAGTACAAGTTATACAATTACAGTTATTTTTCATTTTTTAGCAAATTTTTCTAATCCTGCAATACCAAATGAACCTAATGTAATAAATACAAATGAATTATAAATAAATTCTTGAATTACTAAATCTTTACCAAAGTAGCCTGTTATTAAATCTACTACAGCAAATACTACCATTACAGCAAACGCCATAAATCCAATAACATTTTTTTCATTTACATTATTATCGTCTTTAAAAATATCTTTAAAAGCCATGATTTTATTTTTTATATTATTGGGCATATAAAAACAATTAAGTATAACAAATTATATGCTTATACATATTATTTATTTTTATAGAAAAATTCTAAAATTTCTTTTTCTAACACAGTATCCATAACAAAATTATCACCATATTGAATACTTGTAAAAGTTCCATCATTTTCATTAACAATTTCAATAATATAATCTATTTCATTATATATTAAACTATAACTTTCGCTTTTTTTAACTAAATTAATACTTTTATTTTTATCTTCTTTAATACCAGTAAATGTAATTTCTTTATCACTTAGATCTGGGACGTTAAGAAGTCTAGTAACACATTGAGCATAATTTGAATGAAGAGTATCTATTAAAAATATATCATCTAACTCACTCATTAAATATAATCTTTGTTTTGAATCTAATCCTCCTGCTTTAAAATCCCCAGTATATTGTACCATTGGTAATGATAATATAATTGTTATTAATTCTGGGGTAAGTTTATTAAGATTTACTATAGATGTTACTTGATTACTATTATTAATATCTCTATCAAAAGGTAAGGATAAAAGATCATAAAAAGTTTTTGTACTAAGATTGTCTAATATCTGAGGACTCATTTTATTCTTTTTCTGTTGCGTATTTAACTCCCATAATTGTGCCTACAATAGAAAATGCATTTGTGAGTAAAATCCCAAACATATTACTCCAGGTTGATCCTATAATTTGAGTATCTGCTCCTGAAGTTAGTGCGATAGCATACATAATTGTAGTAATTATACCCACACCAACTATTACTACTAAAGCAACTTTCACAATTGTACTAATTAGTTCAAATTGGGTTTTCTTTTGCATTACTTCTAAATCTTCTAATGCTTTATCCTTACCCTTTTCTGCTTTTTCTCTTAATTGATTTGATGATTCTAATGCTACTTGAAGCTCCTTCATTAGAGTATCATTTTCTTTTTGTTTTTCAACAAGTTCTCCATTTTGTTTTTGAACTTGTTTCGTAATTTCTAAACGTTTTTTACGTCTAGTAGTATCTTTTTCTTTACAGAGTTCAAGATATTTCTCAAATTCATTATCACCTTTTGGGGCTTTAAGAAGTTTAAGGAAATTTCCTTCTACATAGATTTTTCTTTTTTTAGCAACCTCTAGTAGAACATTTCTTACATGCTCTGTTATTTCTATCATTACCTATAAACTTTAAATTCAGCTGATCTATCTTTATAAGCATCATAATCTGTCATAAATTCTTCTAATCGAGGTTCAATATCATCTGATTTAATAATCCAAAATTGAGCTCCAGCGGCTTTTGCTTTTTCAATTTCTTGATTGTCATCTGATGATGATATAATTCCTATTACACATCCATTACCATACTCAAAATTAATTTTACGAATTAACTCAATTCCATCAAAAGATGAACCAAGTATATTTAAATCAACAAATACACATTCGGGGCGTTCTTCATTAGGGTCATCGGGCCACCATTCTTTAAATTTAAGATTGGCTTCATCTGAAGAATTAAGGGCTTCTAGTGATAAAGTTATATCTAAGATACTACAAGCATCTTCAAATACTAAGTGGAATAAATCTTCATCGTCTATAAGTAGTATAGAATTTATCATGGTTATTTTATTTTTATTTGTAATATAGTTCCTGTTTTTGTTTTTTCAGAGGTTATTGTAAAACCATGTTCTTTTAATATTGCGATACATATATTTAATCCTAACCCTGATCCTCCTTCTTTTTGTCCTGCTTTTCTAGTATATGGTTTTGATAATTGAAGAAATTCTTCATTAGTCATTCCCCTTCCATTATCTTCTATACATAAAGTAGAATTGTTGCCCATATAGATAGATATCAATTTAGTGGAACTATCATTATATTTCAACCCATTTCGAATTAAATTGTCTATTGCTGTACAAAATAAAGGTTCATTTACATTTACTACAGGTAAACTTTTAATTTTAACTTGCTTAATATAAGATGTAGCAGATAAATAATTATTTAGTATAACTGCTAAATTATGATCTTCCATATCTAATTGAGCATCTTCTTTTACTAAGTTAGTAAATTCTTTAACTCCAGCATAAACTCTTTGTGTATGTTTTAAACCTTCTTCTAACATTTTTAAAGGAGCTTCTATTTTTAATTCTTTAATTTTTTCAGCAGAAACTCTTCTTTTTAAAGAAGTTAACCCCCTAGGCATATATGTGTTAATTCCACTATGCATATCGTGTCTTAAAATTTTAGCAGCATGTTCTAAATAAGAATTTTTCTGGTTGACTTCAATTTCAGCATTGTGTTGTATAGTTGTATCTGTTGCTATTTTTAAAACTTTATTATACCCACCCTTAGGATCTTTTATTGGAGTATAATTACCAAATAACCAACGAGAAGTACCATCCCTAGCAATTCTTTCAAATTCACCACTAATAGTTTCACCTCTTTGTAGTCTTTTCCAAAATTCATGATAGTCTAAACTATTGCTATACTCTTTAGGAACCATATATCTATGGTTTTTGTTCTTTAATTCTTTTTCTGTATAACCCATAGTAGTACAAAAGTTGCTATTATGAGATAAAATTTTCCCTTCCATATTAAGTACTACTACTATATTTGATTTATCAATTGCATTTAATTGTAAATCAATATTTGCTTCTTTTAATTTAGAAGTACGATTAAAATCCCAAATAATATAAGAAAAGAAAGGAATTAGGGCAATTATACATCCATACCCAAATTCAGCTAAAAAATAACTAAACTCAAATACTCTAAATACAAGAAAAGTTTCTAATATAAAGAATATAAGTATAATTCCAACTGATATGCCTAAACATATTTTTGTAGCTTTATTCATAGTTATAAATATAAAAAAAGGAACGCTAAATTGCGTTCCTTCTTGGCATTTTAAATAAAGTAATTTACTTTTTTATTAGCTTAGATACCTTTAATTTTACAATATCCCAATTACGAGTTGCAAATACACCAAAAGCAAACCCAGCATAAATTTTGTAGCCAAAAGCCCATAAGATAAGACCGGCAATTAAACCTACTACACCTTCAATTCCGTTAGCTATAACCCAATCTTTAATAGTTATAAAGATTTTTTTGATAAAGTTTAATACTTTTTTCATAATTAATTATTTTAAAATTACATTAATAAATATTACTACCCATCACAGCTTAAACAATCTTCTGTAGTACGAGAACCTAAATCACCTTTAATAACTGAATCTGTACGAAGATAATATAGAGTTTTAACACCTAATTTCCAAGCTTCCATATGGACTTGGTTAATCCATTTGGGGGAATCTGTTGGGTCAAACGCTAAATTTAATGATTGTGTTTGATCAATGTATTTTTGACGAGTTGCTGCTTGTTGAACTAGAGAAAATTGGTTGATTTCTGGGAATGTCATAAAGATTTCCTTTTCATCTTCGGTAAGGATATCATTAGATAAACCCATTACAGAACCATTATCACCCATAATTTGATCCCAAACACGAGTTGTATTATGTTTTTTTTCCTTTAGTAATTTTTCTAATTCAGGGTTTTTAACTATAAAAGTTCCTTTAGCACCATTAAATACATAAATGTTTGCAGGTTGAGGTTCAATACCTGCTGAACAACTGTTGATTCGAGAATTAGATACTGTAGGGGCAATAGCTAATAAATGAGTATTTCTCATACCTGTACCTCTCCACCAAACAGGTTCTCCATATTCTAAGGCCATTTGACGGGAAGCAGCCTCAGCTTTAGTTTTAATATCACTAAAAATAGTATGAGTCCAAGCTGTGGCTCCAATTGAGTTAAAAGGTAAATTCTTTTGTTGTAAAAAAGTATGCCACCCCATTACTCCTAAACCTAATGCTCTACCTTTTTTAGCACTTCTATGGGTACGAACCATAGAATCTTTACCATTAGTTTTTTGGATGAATTCTTCCATTACACCATCTAAGAAG